TTTTTAATACCTCTTTCGTCTTCCTTTATCTTACAAGTATATTATAGTACATGTAATATATATTGTCAACACTTTTTATAAACTTTTTTAAAATTTTAGTCCGTTAAAGCGGACTTTTCTTATTCTTGTGGTTATAACAGCAATAAAAAAGGACTAGCCCACGCTAGTCCAAAACGTACTTCTCTTTAACGTGCGCTCGTCAGCCCACTCTCTGCCAAATATTATAAGTAAGACCTCTCAACTACTTATGCATCTATTATACCAAAAAAAGCCCCTAACCGCAAAAGGCTAGGGGTGTTAAAGTGTTTATTTAATTTTAAGCGTTTGACCTGCATAAATCAAGTTCGGATTAGCAAGACCATTAAGACTAGCGATTGATTGGTAGCTTGTGCCATAACGTGAAGCAATTGCTGACAAGTTATCGCCTGCTCGTACTGTATAGTAAACTGAACCAGTGCTTGCTGAACCGTTGACACGCAATACTTGTCCAACGTAAATCAAATTAGGATTTGAAATCCCATTCAAGCTTGCTAGCGCTTGATAGTTAGTACCAAACTTAGCAGCAATGCTGGAAAGCGTGTCACCAGATTGTACCGTGTACGTGCTAGTTGCTGGCGCTTGAATTGGCGCAGATGAAACTGAGATGATTTCCACGTCTGCTTTATTAATCCATGAATTAATGCCTGCTAACAACACACGATTGCCAGACACTTGAGCTACGTTGTAAGTGCGACCTTTAACCCAACTTGGAATAGCTTCACCAGTCGCCCAGCTTCCAGCACCAAATTTGACTTTAACTTGATTTCCTACAGCAATGTCAGATTTAGGTGTATTATCTGCTTGTTGACCTTGACTAATAGCTGGTGTTTGGTTTTCTGGATTATTGTTCTTAGTATAGCCATTATCCGTAATACCAGTTAAATCAATATTCCCGTCAAGACCGCCAGCAATATATGTTGACGTAAATTGGTAAATTGCTACACCGTCCATTGATGGGAACACATTATAATTTGGTGTTGGGGTCACATTGTAGTCCGGATAAGCAGCCATCCATAGGCTGTTTGGAAACTCACGAATAATCTGGTCGACATACACGTTAGCTACTGTATAAGGCTTACCTGAGTAATACATAGGTGTATAGCCTGCAGCTTTAATCATACGCATACCATGCAAGATTGCGTTGGTATTCGCTTGCTTGTCAGGGCTAGCACCACTTTCGTAGTCAAGCGCTACGATTGAGCCTTTAGGTGTTTGAACCTGCGGCAAGAATGTATTTAACACTTGTTCACCAAGACTAGCATTTCCGCCAACTTGATACCAAATATAAGTATGAGCACGCTTGCCTTGTGCAATTGCTGATGCAACTTGTGTCTCATACGTTGATTGACCGTATATACCGCCGCCGTTAACACCGCCAATTTGACAAATTGCAAACTTGTCATGACCATATCCGAAGATACCGTTTGCACCTTGGTATCGTGACCAGTCCACACCTTGGTCACCAACTGCGGCGTAAGCCGTTGATTGTAAAAGAATACTAGCGCCTAATAATGCGCCTAATAATAATCGTTTAATCTTCATTAACATCTTCCTCCTTCAAATCAGACAAATTAGTCAGCACACAAACGAGACCAGATAAAAGAGCGGTTGAAACAACCACTCTCCAATCGACCTGTGTAATTAATGTACTAGCACCGATGACACCAACTGCTGATTGCGCCATGGTTTTTAAAACTTTAATTCCCAATTTTTCAAAATAATTTTTCATTTCTCGATCTCACTTTCCAAGCGTGTGATGCGTTCATCAACATACTTGCTGTGTTCTTCCAGCTTAAAGGTACGTTCGATGACGCTGTTATGTTTATCGACCTGTTTTTTAAGCTCGTTGATTTGATAGTTGGTTAGCTTAGTACTCGTTAAAATACCGCCAAATGTGCCAACCAAACTTGCAATCAACGAGAATACTCCTGTTAAAATTTCAACATGCATAATCTCCTCTCACTTCCTAAGCTTTATTAAGCGGTTCCTTTAAAAAGGTAATCTTTTGCGGTTTTAAGGATAATAGCTCTGCTAAAATCCCGCAAACTTTATCGTTCGCTTCTATTTCAAATTAAAGTCGCTACATATCCATTTTATCAAGTATCGCATTTGCAATGGCTTTCATGCCCGCATTGCCTGGGTGTGATACCCATGCGGGGTCAATAACGCCCGTTGAATTGTCCGCATACGTTACGGTTGCGCCAGCAACCCCCATGTTTTCAGCGACATACAATGGTTTGATAAAGATGTAGTCACACCCTTTTTCATTTGCTATCCGCTGCACGTCGTTGGCAATGGAGTTGTAGTTGAACCAACCGCTCACGCAGATGATTCTTGCATTCGGTGAATTGGTTCTGATTTGTTGAAGCAATTTTGGAAAATTTGTGTTGAAAGTAGTTTGTCTGATTGGAGAGTTTACGTTATCGCCAATTTGGAGAATGACCAAATCCAAATCACTTGTCCATGCAGCGCTATTTGCAGCGATATAACTTTCAGCAGTCTCATTACTTTCTGCTTGTTCAAAAGCTGCAACGTGCAATTTTGTAAAGGTTGCCGTTGGGTTTTTAGCCAGAATGGCTTGCGATACATGATAAAAGTAATCGTTACTTGGTGAGGTTGCAGCCATGCCAAACGCTCCACCTTTTGTGCCCTTTGTATCCATTCCAAGCAATAAGCTATTGCCCATGAATAGCGTTTTATTTGGGATGTGTGGAACGGCAACAAGGTTACCACTGGCTCCGACTTGTAAATCGTATTTCTCACCGCTTGCTCCGGTCAGCACGGGCTTTGCAGAAGTGGGGATGGAATTAATATCGCTTTTGTTTTTCTCAATATTCATGAATATTTTTTCTACCATCGTGAGAAAATCATCATCATACATATCATACAATTCCACGCTTGACGGCTCGTTCACGCTCAATTCGTTGATGGTAATCGTTCCCGGATTGCTTGATTTTGTACTGTTGACAACCACAAAAAACGAAACTGCATCACCATATACAACCAAGTTTGCGCTATCAAATTCAAAGCTATCTACTAATGTTCCGCCCGCATTGTCGATTGAGACAGCCTTATAAGCAACCGACCCGTCACGCTTATTGATTCCAATTTGAACGGAAACAAAATCAACCGTGAAATCACAATCCAGTTTGATTTTTGTTGCCGGGCTATTCGCAGTAAAGTTGTTTGTCCGAACCCCTTGGTTGACTGCCGTGACCGTTGATACATTGTTGGCAAACGTACCACCAAAAGCACCTAGCCATTCGACCAAATCGTCATGCACATCATTATGAATATTTTTATATAGGTTCATGTTCTGCTCCAACGTCTGAAACTTTGAAGCAACTGTCTGAAACTTTGAAGCAACTTGTTGAAGGACAAATCTGTGACAAGTCGGTTGTGGCGCATCAATGCGTGAGTTAATAAACAGTTTTGTCGCTCCCGCTGGTAAAGTGACCGGTAGGTTTGTATAGGTTTTGTTGGACGAATCTTTATTCGGTCTGTAAAGAACGTTATTTTTACTATCCAACACAATGATAAAATAGTTCGCGGGGTTGCTCGCACCGTTAATGTAAACTTTATCCACTCCAGTAACGTCGGCGGTCAATAAATAGGTGCTTGCATTGTTGGTTGATGTCCCATCGCTATTACCTAATTTCCCAGTTTGCACCGTTCCGAGATACGTTTTATCGCCCAATGCAGTTGACAAGTCATTAGCTAGATTGTTAAAAGCTACCGCACCATTACCAACAACCGCCACACTCCCGCCTGTCATAGCGGTTTTGACATCTTGACTTAAATCGCCCATCGTTGCGAGTACACCGCCACCAACTTTTTGTTTCAACTGCTCGGTGGTTTGCTGTTGCTTATTGTCTACTTCTTCTAATCTGCTCTTTAAATTAGGATAACTTCCTCTTGCGAGCGACACTTCCATGTTGGCATTGCCTTCTTTGATGTTCTCCAGCCATGTCCGTTCAAATAATTGAGCGATTATCTCCCGAACATCAGAGCCTTTTGCCTTAGTTCGCATCCATCTTGTTAACTCTGAAATTTGGTGAAGTTTATTTGGGTCAACATCTTCAAAATCAGTGTAAAATTCGTCACGGTTGCTTGCTTCATCTGCTTGTTTGGTCAAGCTATTAAAATCATACGCCACTTGCATTTCCTCCTTGTGTTTCTTTTAATTTATCGATAGCTGCTTGAGTTTCAGCAATCTTATTGTCAAAACTTTGTTTCTTGCTTTCAGCAACTTGTTTCTGCACTGTCAAACTAGCAATTAGGTTTGCATCGCTTTTTGGGTCTAACTGGGCGATTTGTTCAGTCAAAACTCGGATTTCTTGAGCATAGCTTTCCGAGTTAGCTTGATATTGAGACAACTCTGTCCGCAAGAGTGACATTTGATTGTTGTAATTTGTTTGAGCCTCCAACTTTGAATTTGCTGCTTGTTGGTCAGCCAAAACTTTTTCCATAGATTTTGCGGCCTCCTGTTGTTGTAATTGGAATTTTGATAAGGTCATGCTGTCAGCCCCTACAGTTAAATCTACCGATTCGGGTTGCGTGACATCAATTACCTTTTTAATAATTTGTAACCGTTCCACTCCAGAAAGTGGAGCGTTATCAATTGGGTGGGTATTGCCAACCTTGAATTTTTCAAATGATTGGTCAATCAAATACAATTCAACAACTGACACCGACCAAGCAGAAATAGCTATCTTTTGGTTTTGCATGTATTGTTGCCCACGCTGTAACAAAATTCTAGCGTCTTTGATTTCCGTCCAATCCATAGGACGCTGAAGAATGCCAAACTGTTTGACCAGTTCAGCATCTTCAATGTAGCCCTTGCCGCCATTGACACTGTTGATTGTGACACGTTCCCTGACAACATATTGACCTGTTTCTTCATCTCGGTTGTCTTTGTCTAGGTCAGCACCCAAAGGCACTAGTCTAGTAATGAGATTGCTCAAATCAAGCTCCCTGCGTGCTGTTTCAATATTGGTACCTAGTTGGATAGGGCTGTCCATTTCTTGACCGACATCTTTTAGATAATCCAAGTACATACCGTCATCTTCCAAACGCAGTTGGATATAGCCGCCCATTCGACCGATAAGATAGGTCTTGATGGTTTCAAATGTCGTGTCATAACCAATATAACGATAAGGGATGTCCGATTGGTTAAGGACGGTAACACGGCCAACTTTGAATCGTTTGTGAGGCTCAACCTGTGAATTGTGAACATCAATAATTCTCCTAAAGTAATCTTCAACTCCATTGTTAGGAACACGTTGGAAAGTTTGGGTTGAATCTTGGAGATAACCCAAAACGGATTCACAGACAAAAGTCTTTGAGAAAAGACCTGCTGAATCCATCCCTGCGTCTGGTTTTATGACACGGCCATAGAATTCAACTTCTTTGTCGTATTTGTTGATAATTTTAACCAACCCCGTGATAGGCTCAATCTGGTTATAAAGCGGATGGTCATACATGAGCTCGAACTCAAATGTCCCGATATCAGACAAAGACTGCTCCAAACGCCCAGCTGAAACCTTGTCACCGTCTATCTGGGTTTCATGCAATAAACTTCCTGTTTTATCTTCATGATTTTTGTAGTAAATAATTCTATAACCTAAATCAATCATCCCATCACCTCTTTCTGATAATGGAATTTAATTGTACCAGTTCCTTCTACATGAACATCATTGACCCCAGGGCGCAGTGACAAGTAGTAGTCTTGTTTGCTACCAGTTTCAAAAACAATTGGTTCTTCATCGTTAACCTTTACCGAAAACCTGCTGTTAACTGTGATTTTAGGCTTGACTGCTACCGAACCAGCATTGAACAAAGGAAAATCGAGTGAACCATCGACAACATATTTTGTATAGTTTGCCACGTCTTCGTCAAATTCGAAGGTATCCCAGTAATCATCAAAATAATCAATGTGACTAAACATGTAAGGGTAACAATCAAAGGTGATAGTCACTTTAAGTTGATTGAATCGCTCTCCGTTCTCGACTTCTACCGACTTACATTTTCCTAACCAATAATAGTTCCCGTCGTGGGTATCAAACAGCTTATTTCTACTATGAACCATCAATTTTTGCTTGATGTTACGTTCTACAATCTTACGTCGTTCGTAAGGTGTGTTGAATAACATGAAAACATATTCAATTTCGCGGTTTTTGAATACCCTGCTTCCCAACAAAGCCGAAAAATCAAGGACACCCTGTTTGAAAGGGATGTCCTTAAGAATTTCTTTTTCATCTGGAGTTGGGGCATTACGTTCAATCAAGTATAGTTTTTCATTCTTTGAATTGAATTTCATAAATTGAATGTACTCGTTTATTTCTAAGCCCATGATGTCCTACTCCTTAATTGTGTACTTTGTCCTAAGTGGCGGTCAACTGTTCGCCCTACCTCTTTACCGTCCATGTAGATGCGGTTGCCATCTTTAACATAACTGATAAGCTCATCCATCTTAGCCATCAGGTTGTTTTGGCTCGCGGTGTTGTCGTTAACATAACTAATAGTTTGTGGCGCATGGTTGACTGCTGTAGTCGTTGATAGGCTTGCTTGCATGTCAGACATTGCGAAATCGCCAGCATTTAAAATGTCGCTGGCTAGCGGACTAGCTAAATCTTTGATAAAATCAACGCTTTTGGCAACCATAGCAGCCGATTTATCAATCCCTACTGAAATACCAGCTCCAATCCACCAGCCGACCTCGTCTCTGAAAAGCCGAGATGGCGAATGAATTTTGGCTTTTGCTTGCGCCGCTTTTTCAGCTTGAGCAACTAACTGGTTAGCAGCCGCGGTTACTTCCGACAAAGCTGAACGCATACCAACTGCAAGCCCCTGTGCCATGTAAGACCCTGCGGACTGCATTGCCCCACGACCATTTCTGACAGCGCTAACCGTTTGATTGACCATAGAATTTGCTGCGGCTACCATCTGCGTTCCAGCGCTACGCATTGCAGTAACCATTTGACTTGCGCCGTTTCGGACAGCAGCTGCTGCGTTAGTCATGCCGTTACGAACGACGTTGACAACTTGGTTCATCGCGCTTTGCATGGTTACAGTCATCTGCGTTCCAGCGCTAGCAATTGCCGTTGTCGCGTTTGCCATCGCTGACATGATACCAGCGCCAAGAGCGATGATTTGAGAGCTTGCAGCCGTTGCGCGCCAACCAAGGTCGCCGAGAGCTGCACCCGCTGCATTTGCTTGGCCGTTAAACGAAGCTAAGCCAGCGTTAGCGATACCGACCGCACCAACGATGGTGACGACCATAGCCGTAAAATTAGCAATTTGTGCACTAGCTCCAGACAAGCCAGCAAGAGACGATACAGCCCCCGCAGCAAAGTTTGCGATAGCTGCGCCTGCCATTGTCAGCACGCCCCCGATACCAGTCAACGATGCTGTAAAGCTAGTGATGACGCTTGGCAAAGTTGTCAGCGCTACTTGCGCTTGCATACCAGCAGTAGCAATTAACATCAAGCCCATTCCTGCTGCTTGAAGCCCTGCCCCAGCGAAGCCAATCCCAGAAGCTACAATGGCAGCCAATCCTGATGCTACTGCTGCCAATGTCGCTGCCATGTCTCCGAGGGGTAAACCTGTCAAAGTAGCGATTCCTTGCGCCATCAATTTGACACCTGTACCGGCATTTTTCGCTGAGTTCCCCATGCTCTCAAAGATACCAGCCACACCGTCAAGCACCGTGCGAATGGAATTACCAAACGAGTTGACAACATTTGATGCACCGCTTAGCACCGTCTCGATAGCAGTTCCAAGTGACTTAAACAGGTTTCCAATGCTGTCAATTATCGGGCTGATTTGACTAACAAGGTTGCTGAAGGCTTGCACAATTTGAGACAAGACAGGAGCAAGTGCCGTCACCATTTCAGTGACAGCCGGAATGAACGGTGCCAAAGCTTGAACGATTTGAACAATGGCATTTGCCACAACCGTTGTAATTGTTGTAAACATGGTTGTAATGGCTGGAACAAACGGAGCGATTGCTTGGACAATTTGAACAATTGCCTGTGAAATCACGGTGACAACCTGCACAAATGTGGTGCTGATAATCTGCACAATCGGAGTTAGTGCCGTGGTGATTTGAGCCACACCACCAGCCAAAGAGGTCACAATCTGAGCAATTGCCCCACCAACAGCCGTTGCCACCATTGAAAATGCCGTGCCAAAAGCAACAACCAAAGGAGAGAGCATTGCCAAGGCAGAAGCTAACGTTGTCATGACTGGCGCAAGTGTTACCAAAGCGGAAGCAAAGCCTTTAAGAACACCACCAACCAATTGGACAAAGATTTGAGCCAATCCTTGCAAGAATGGAAGAACCATGCCCTGCGTAGCACTCAATGCTACTAATGCAGCAGTTACTGCTGCTAAGCCAACAGCAAAGGCTGCGACACCTTGAAAGTTTAGAGAGCCGATAGCGGACGCTATACCCTTAAATACTGTTGATACCATGTTTCCAATGCCAGAGAACGCCGACTTAATCGCGTTCCCGATACCGCTAAATGTACCCTTGACAGTTTCACTTGCTGACTTAGCCATATCAACTAATCCGCTAAACGGATTTTTGAATTTAGGCATTGTAAACTTAATCCCAGCGAACGGATTTTTAAGTTTAAATTTGTTAAACATGCCTAGGCTTGCCATAAGTGTGCCAATCGTTGCAATCAAAGGCGCAAAAGCAGCAATATCAAACTTGCTAAACGCTTGCTTAATCGCATCAATAGCAGGTTGCGCTTGTGCTTTTAGCTCGTTGAATTTCTTGACTACCGTATCAACTGCTTTGTTGACTACGTTCCTAAATTTTTCAGAATGCTGATAAGCATAGACCAAACTAGCAACCAAAGCAGCAATGGCAACCACAGCCAAAGCAAACGGATTAGACATCACGGTTTTTAAGCCATTAAAAGCCCCTCCTAAGCCTTTAGCGATGTTGTTGACGTTCATCATTGCTGTTCCAACAGTTGTCATGATAGGCCCGATAACAGGCGACAAACCGATAAATGACCGTGTCCATTTTGCCACAGCACTATCACTACTAGCCGCCCAAGACAAAGCATTGTTAGTCATATCTAACAGACTAGACGTGACCCCGCCTTTTGCAGCCATAGCCGTATTAGTCAACGCTTCCCAGTTGCCGCCAACCTGCTCAATTTTAGAACCCATGTTTTGTTGCATCTCGTTAGCGGATTCCGCTAGGAATTTAGCAGCGTCAGCTTGGCTACCAGATACGCCATTCAACGCATTAGTAGCTGCTTCCCAACTTTTGGTTGCGTCATCAGTTTTGTTCATCACGGCATCAAGCAAAGGGTTAATCGCTTGCATACCAGACGTGTCAAACAGATTCTTGAGCGTCTCCGTCTTCTCAGCCTGTGACATATCTTTAGTTTTGTCAGCAACTTCCGTCAAAATTTGCTTAAACGGCTTCATGTTTCCAGCCGCGTCCGTAAAGGATAGACCAAGTCGTTTCATCGCTTTTACGCCATTCTTGGACGGCGCAGCCATTTTTAGCATAGCATGGTTAAGGTCTTGTGACGCTTGCGCTGCACTCATACCTGTGTTTGTAATCAGACCGATAGCTGCGGAAGCATCTGTCATATTGACCCCAAGCAGCTTAGATGAACTTGCCACATTTGAAAGCCCTTGTTTCATCGTCTCGATGGACGCATTGGAAATGTTGGCGTTTTGCGTCAAGATAGCCGCTGCCTGCTCGCTAGAGCCAATGGAGTCGCCCCAAACGTTCATAGCTTGTTGGACAACTCCTGCGGTTGTTGTCAAATCAGCACCTGCTGCAGTTGCTGCTTGTGCGATAGCTGGAAATTGTGTCTTGATTTTATTAAGGTCAGCACCATTTTGCGCCATCTCAATCATGGCTTGTGCCGCCTCGTTAGCAGAGATAGGCAATTCAGCACCCATGCGGTTGGCAACGTCAGCCAATTCATTGATATTCTTGGATGTTCCACCAGCAACTACAGCTGCCTTGTTTAGGTTCATCTGGAACTCTCCAAACCCTTTTGCAGCTGAAACACCTATGGCAGTAGTCCCAAGACCGATGCCTGTTATTGCCTTGCCAGCGACTGAAATCCCGCTGGCTAGCTTGTCCATCGTTGAATTGCTTTTATTTAAAAGCGAGTCAAACATGGATTCAGCTTCTTTTATCCCGCTAGAAAACTGCGTGACATTAGCTTTTAGCACCGCTTCAACATCAAATGCCATCAACTACCCCCCTTTCGCTCGATATACTCATTCATCAAGCGGTTAACATCCGCTAGCGTGTTGCGTTTACGCTGTACGTTTTCGTTGCCAAGAGCCGATGAAAGCTCATTTTCGTAATCAAAAAAGTCGCTAAAGCGCTCATATAGCGGTCTAACACTCCTTCCGGAACCTTTTGTACTCTTGACTACTTGATTATTCCAGGCTTGCATAGCCGACTGATAAGCTGTATCAGCCATACGTATGCGATAAGCTTTGGCGTAAACCCTAAACGCTTCTAGCGTTGTGTTAAAAGCCTCTTGATACGTTAATCCGTGACGCGCAATTAAAATTGCGATGGCATCGTCGTAGGTGATACTGTTGCTTCGGCTGCTGGTTGAGCTTCCACCGCTTGCATGACTGGTTGGGTCACTTGGTTCAACTCCTCGCCCATCGCTTTCATCAACAGCGGTGATTTTTTTACCTCTGCCATCACCTCGCTCATCGTTTGGTCATATGTGCCATTGCCAATCAATTCAGCCAGATAGTTTTCAAGCTCTACGTCACTTGGTTTTTGTGGCAGTCCTTCAGTAGCTGCACGGATAAGGTCAGCGAAAGCAAGCGGGTCATTCATCAAGCGTCCAGCGTTAAACATACCCATAGCGCCGTAACCAGTTGCAACTCCGTTCAATTCAGCAGAGTGGCGCTTGTTCATTTCACGCAAAAATCCAAGACCAAAGTGCAAAGGATAAGTTTTTCCGTTAATTGTCAAAATCATGTTGTTCCTCCTTTTGTTAAAAAAATAAAAAAGAGCGGTTCTTAGCCCGCTCTAGCTATTAGATTGCATTTTCTTTAGCAAGTGTGTGGTAAGCATATTGTGCTGCTTTCACAGCCAATTCTTGCTCATCTGTCAAGGCATCTTTGTGATTCCAGATGCCGCGACCGTCAATCGCGTAAGAATATGAAAGTTCTACTTTTCCATCAGCAGCTGATTTCATTTCAAATTCTGTAAATTTACCTTGGAAGTAATCTACTAGATATTCTGTTTTGTGCGTGCTGTCGTTTTCCTTTCCTGACTTAATGTCCACGTTCCAAACTTCAACGACTTCTTCGTTAAGAAACCACTCACGCATTTGTTTCCACATTTCGATGACTTCAGTGTCTTTGGTGCGGTAAGCGATTGATTTCACGTCAAGCGTGTTATCACCATCTGAAACAGATGAGACATTGCCGTCAACAGTTGACGTTGAGTCTGTTTCTTTCTCTAACTTGACAGTCACTTCCGTCATGAAACGGATAGCAGCTGCGTCATTTTTTGTGCGATCTGCGTAGCGTCGGAAAAAGCTAAGGTAATCTTTCCCGTTGATAATTTCTGCTGTATTTTCAGCCATAATAGTCTCCTTTTTTTATTTTTTAGCATAAGAAAAGCGGAGGTCTAGCACTCGATGGACGAGTGGCTGAACATCCGTGTTATCTGGTAAATCCTGCGGGTTGCAAGTTTTTAAGTTTATATAGTATTCAAACGACGTATTTTGCGTTCTAAGCGCATCCAAGAGCAAAGAGGTCAATTCTTCAACTCTCCCTCTTTCGGTGCGTAGGGCGTAAATATGGACGGTCTGCGTGCATTCTCCCATGACTTCCCTGCCCTCAATTTCTGTTGTCATGCTTTCTCCAACAAAAAAGAAAGGATAACTTGCGGACGCATTCGGAAGATAGTCAAAGGTATTGCCGTGGACTTTTAAGCACTCGGCAAACACCGTCCTAAAAATAGCGTGGCTAGGTGTCACTCAAACACCCCCTTAAGTACATTTGTCATATCCTGCTTAAATTGCGGTTCGATTTCCTGCAACGCTGGGCGAATATGAGCTGTCCCTGTCTGAAAGCGTGTGCCATATTCCTGATAACCGCTATAAGCAGCCTCGCTTTTGACACGCCCCTCTAAGCGATTGGGATAAGATGACGTGATATGATTTTTTAAAAAACCAGTATCAACTGGTGCTTTCGCTTTAGCGCTAGCTTTAAGCCTCTCGGTGTTGTTGCGGATAACTTGGGAGCTTTGCCCCATGGCTTTTTGGCTAGCGCCACGGATAGCCATCGTTAAACGTTCGGCACCGTGCCATTCTACATTCATGTTTTACCTACCTTTCTAAGCCTGACAGCACCCTTGATAGGTGCGTCAATCTCTTCTAGCGGTTCGTATGTCTTATCGTTAAATTCCGCCTTTGAAAAAGGCTTTGGGGCGGTCATAAAGCGAATGGCGATGACTTCATCGGTACGGCTGCCATATGATTCAAATACTTTGGCGTTAGTTACTCGATTGACAAAACAGGGGACAACCTCCTTTGAGACATCCCCCGCCTCGTAACTATCAGTAACAGGATTGTAGCGCTCGGTGGTTTCTCCACGAATTAAAGTTATACGGTGCGGTGTTTTCATAAAAACATCACCTTGCCTTTCTCACGTAGCGACCCATCAAGCCCAAAATCTTTGTTTAAAATAGCCATGTATGGCTTAAACAAGTTATCCCAATCCTGATAAGTGACAGAATAGCCGTCAACCGTTTCAGAGGTGACACCCTCTGAACCTTTGCGCCCATATAACTTGTAGACCACGTTTTCAATCATGTAGTCATATTTGTTGTCGATGGTTGCTTTTTCAGTCAGACCCTTAAAGTAGCTTTCAGCGTCTTCAACCAAATCAGAAAGCAAGTCGTCTTCTTTGGTGTCGTCGGGCATAATACCCAAACGACGCTTTATTTTTTTGAGCCGTTGGGTATCAATCATGACTATTCCCCTCCAGCTTCTTCAAGCAATGCCACAAGCTCTGCTTTGCTTGCACTGCTCTTGTACTCAATACCCAACTCATCAAGTTTAGCCTTAATTTCTTTGGAAGTCAGTTCCTCCTTGCGGTCTTCTGTTTCCTCTCCAGCTCCTTCAAGCGCTGGCTCAGGTTTCTTGTCATCTACTGCGACAATGTACCCATTTTTTACCAGCGTTTCAAGTCGTTCTTTAGAAACTTCTAAACCTTTGCGTGGATAAATTGCCCCTGCGTAGTAGCAAAAACCATTATCCTGTGTGTCTCGAACGGCTTTAGTAGTTTTATAGGTCATGTTTAACCCTCCTAACTAATTACATGTTCTCTGGTTCGATAGCTGCAAACGCCTCGTTGTTTGGAATAGCTACTGCGATTTCAAAGATAGCACGTAGCGCTTGCATATCTTGTTCAAACAAGTGTACATCTCCAGTGTCTGTACCACTATTTTGAACCTTAGACAATGTAGCTTGGTCAGCGATTTTAAGGCGGAGGTTAGTGCCGTTTGGAATACCGTAGACCAAACCGTTGAAGTTACCAGTAAGCAATGTACCTGCTGGGTAGGTTTGACCATTTTGCAATTGCAACTGAGCGTAAGGAAGGCCATCAAGTTCACCAGTAGCGTTTGGGTTTGCTGGTTTAGTGAATACGTGTTGTCCACCATTTACTTCATCACGAATGCCACGCAATGTGCGGTTGATTGTACGGTGCCCAACAAAAGCATTAGGTTCTTTCTCTGATGCATCTTCTACTGCGTAGATGTTTTCAAGAGAGATGTCACCTTTAACAACGTTACTTGCAGCTTTTGCAGCAGCTAGGACGTTAGCACCAAATGGGTTGTTATAAAGTCCGAGGAAAGCAGCACCGTCAATTTTTTTGTTAAATAGGTCAACAATCTTATCTTTGATACTGTCAAAGTAATCTGTCCAAGTGTAATTAAGTACTTCTTCCGTTACTGGAAGGATAACTGCGATTTTACGAGCTTCCAAAACGTAAGACTTAGTTTGTACTTTTGCAGTACCGATTTTTTGACCTTCACCTACAAAGTAAGCGTCAGTAAGCTCTCCGAGTTCAACTCCTTTACGGACCATTTTCCCGTCCATTTCAACCTTTTGTCCAAGTTGAATAACTTTTGATGATTGGACAAGTGCGTCTGTGAACAAGTCTGTGATTTGTTCTGAGGTAATTTCTTTACCTAGTGTTTCTGATAAAAGGACTGTGTCCGGACTAAATGTTTGAGCCATGTTGCTCTCCTTTCAATCTTTAAAAATTAGTAATTTTTGCGCTGGCAAACTTATCTTTTCCACGTTTAGAACCTCCGTCACTTCCACCGCTTGTTTTTGGTGGGTTCGATTTAGCTTCTTCACGTTTCTTGATATTTAAAATGTTTGCCATGTTAGTGACTGCCAACTTGGTTGCTTCTTCATCGTCCTTGACGACAAAAGCAAGTGTTGACTCGTTAACTGGAACACCTTGCTTTTCAAGTTCCTTGATAGCTAGGTCTTGCATGTTACGGTGGGCAATTTGAGCTTTGAGGGTTGCATTTTCTTCTTCAATAGCTTTGATAGCGTCTTGACGCTCTTTCTCTTTCAGAGCTTCCAACTCCTCATCACTCATTTTTGCCTTAGCTACTGCATCTTCGATTTGTTTTTGAACATCTGCTTGAAGGTTAGCAAGTTCTAACTGGTGCTTATCCTCAGCTTGTTTCAATCGACGCTGCATTTCAGCAATTGATACTGTTTTACCGCTTTCTTGCTCTGGATTGCTAGCATTATCCTTAGCTTCTTGCTCTTTTTCTGTTTCAACTGCTGGATTCAATTTTTCTTCTGCCATATTGTGGCTCCTTTCCTTTACGCTTTAACGTGCAACCTCCACGAACTCATGCAGCTTTTTTACGTCATCAGCACGGTTTGGACAAAAAGAAAAGTCGTGTGATACGACTTTGTTTTATTTTAGTTTTAAATGTCTTCGTCACCATCATCCCAAACACCGTTTGGTGCTTCGCGGTCAAGCGTGCTACCTCCCTTTTTGTAGCCCATCTTGATATGGCCATAAGCCGAGCATCGGCAATTAGGATGCATAGGATACATATTGACACCTTTTTCTGCATCATCAATTGGAATAGCCTTGCCATCCAATGGGGCACAGACTTTGCAAGCCCCAGCTTCTGCCACATAAATTAGATGAGTGAAGTCATTTTCTTTGAGCATAGCCAGTTGCGTGTCAGCGTTAATCCTTGCTATTTCAGTCTTTAACAATCGCTTAGCATTTTGCTCACTTGTTCCATATTTCTTGGCTAGTCGCTTCATTTCTTGCTTATAGCCCATCATGTCCGTAAAGACACGGTTCAATGAACCAAAAACATCTTGTTGAAGTGTTGCACGAAGTCCAAGATTACCCCACACTCTAGCAGAAAATTTCTTCCCGTAAAAATCAGCGTCTAAAATCGCCTTCATGCGCTTTTTCGCTCCGCTGGATGAAATACCCAAAATACCTGCTTGACGCTTGTATTCGTTCAAATATTCGTCTATCCGTGCCTTATCAAAGACCTCATTAACCTCAGCGGTCAAATTTTGGATTTCAAGAGCTAATTCCTGTTTTAATAGCTCTAAACGGCTGACTTTCATCTTGAGATTGTAAGTTCTTAGCCACTGATTAGTCTCGCGACTAAAATCCTTGTTTTTGACGGCTTTAGCTGCTTTGTCATTGAACTTAGTCACATCCATTTCTGAAGCACGCTTGATTGCTTCCTGTTTGGTTAGTCCCTCTTTGCCAGCATAAGCCAAATAAAATTGGTCAATCTGTCTTTGAAGACGGTTAAACGATTCTTGATAGATTTGTGCCAGTATCTTGTCACGGTCAAGGTCACGCTTCATCAGTTCAGACTGTGCTTTTCGCTCTGCATTATACCGCCGATTGCTTGCTATTCTCTTGTTCGTCATCTAGTCCACCTACAATCTGACTTATTTCTGCATCACTTGCACCGCCCTCTTTCAAAAGGCGGCTTTTTTCTTTTCGTGCATCAGTAAAGCTAGCTGATTCCATCAATGTTTCTTGTGATACTTCCATACCTGAGCTGATAGCAGACTGAATCTCTGCCCAGACGTCTGTTGGTAGGTTTTCATGGAAGGTGAATGTCAGCAAGTTGGCATCAACAGCTTCAAACCCTTTGAGATTTTCAGACAAAGCCTGTAAGAGCTTGTAACGACGTTTCAAAGCCTTGATAAAAAAGCCACGCTTGACCGATGTTACCTGTTGTAAATCGACTAGTTTATAGCGGATAGCAATTCCTGAACTTGCTGAAAAAGTAGAATCATCTTGCAGGTTAGGAAGCCCAACAATGCGGAAAAAATCCTTTATGAGCCGTGTTTTATAGCTTTCAACGCCGCTGACATCATACTGTTTGTAGATATAACCAGCATCCAACGACGTTTGTTGACCTGCTGCTGAAATACCAGATTCAAGCACCAGCATATTGGCTTGCTTCATTTTCTGAAGGTCACTTGCATTCATTCCAGTTGATGCAACATCTCCCTTGATAACCAGCATTGCGTCATTGAGGTCACTCATGTAATTCGCTGTATCACTTTCTGCTGCATCATATGCATCAATCAACGGGATACCTTTTTCCCAGTCTCCCAAACGTTCACGGTTATTTTGCCATTCAACAACTGGCACCATCTTGTAAGGATTAGTTTTTCTGCTGGTTTCTTTCCAGTCATTATCATAGCTTACAATCTCTTTGTCTGTATATACAGTGACAAACATTTTCCCGTTGTAAATCGGGCAATGAACCGCTGCAATGATTTCTTTTCTAACATCTGCACTTCTAACAGTGAACATTTCTTTAGCGTCAATCAATGACACCGCTGGCTGTTCAAATTCATCATAATAATGCAATTCAAAAGCTCTACCAAACCTTGAAGCGTCATAAACCAGTTCACGGTTAAGAGCTTCAATGTCGTTGTAAGTGTTGAAATCATCAATGCTAGTCAATTTCAACTCGGTGTCGGTTGCCCCGATTGAAACAGGCTGACCAACCGTGTATCCAGTAAAGAAACGGCTTGCTTGTCCGCCTAAGTCGTGCCTGATACGATAATCAGCCTTTTCAGGTTCAAGCCGTTTCCGACCATTTAGGATGGTGTAGTTGTTGCCGTTTGAATAGCTTTCCAAAATCTTCAAGCGCTCGACCTGATCAGCTTGAAACTGCCCAATCATTTTTTTCAAATCTTCTAACCCTTGCTTGGTGTCGACCAAATCATCAGGCGATTGGGTCATAAAATGGACGTTAGCATTGTCTGAAAACCTAAGAAAGTCTTCCCGTTTTTCAAGGCTTGTTGGTTCCATGTCACGTTCAAATTGATAAGAACGTGGAATGTATTGCCCTTCTTGCAAAATATCATCTGCTTGGTGTGTTGTATCTGTCATCTTATCTCCTTATCAATCTATTGACGTTTCTAATTTTGGCATAAACATTCTGTTTAGCTTTCTTAATGTGGTAACGCTCTAAAGCGTAACGGATAGCGTCAATGATGTGGTTATTAGCATCTATTGGCTCATTCAACCACTTGCCATCTTTATCCTGTTTATAGATATAGGTGTCAAATTCTTCAATAGTCTTGACACATGATGGATGAATATAGATTTTAAATTGTTTCATGAAGTCAATACCTGCATTGATTGAGCCTGCCCCTTTGACTGATGGCGTAATTCTGTTGATGCCTTTGGCTTTTAATTCAGCTATGAGCCGTTGTTCAGCGCTATCAGCCGTTATCAGGGCGTTCTTCATATCTGCATTTACAATCATGTTAAAAATATCATCAGTTGTCATGGCGTGTTCATAGTGTTCAGCATAGATCCATAACTCTTTATTATCCAAATCAACTGCTAACCGGGGAAATGTTGTGGGGTCATGAGTGAAACCAAAATCAAGTCCTGCTGCTGTTTCTCCAACCCGCTTGATAGTTGCTAGTATATCGAAGTCTCTGACTGTGTAATTTTCAAAGACAAGACCTTCAGCTACGCCCCATTCACCGTCACACACGATACGAGCACGTCTTGGATTAGTGATATACAAATCTTCATAGCGCTGTCTATCGACCTCGTCTAGCCACTCATTACACTTGTAAGTAGTAGTCAAAGCTAACGTGTCAGCCCGTTGCGTGTCTTTATCAAAGAAGACACGTTTCAGCCAGTGCCTTTCATTCCACGGATTGAATGTCACTGTAATCTGTTTAAAGAAGTCAGGAACGTCCAAGCTACCACGAATTGACTCGACGACCGTGCTAAATTTGTCTTCTGTTTCAATTTGATAAGCTTCCTCGAACCAAGCCCAGCAAAGAATACCAACGTCAACAGTGATAGACGTGATTTTTAATTCGTCGTCAAGACCTCGAAACAGAATCTTTTGACCTGTCTTCTTCAAGGTGATTTCAGGCAAGCTTTCGTTGAATTTAAAAAGGTGTGTGACCTTTAATTGATTACACGCCCACTTAAAATCTGTATACGCTGACTGTTTGTTAGTATTCGAATACCTACGAACTACTAAGAGGTTAGCCCACGGGTATTTCAAAAGCCTTGTGATAAAGTTCAAAGCCGTTGTTTTTGATTTTTTTGAACCACGAGAACCTTTGACGACTCTATAAAAATTCTTTGAACGCCAAAACTTACCGTATCCGCCACCGACCATTTTAGGAAGGTCGACGACAACGTCGTTAGTCTGCGATTTCGTCTTCATTAGCAAACACCACCGTTCCTTGCACCTCAACTTCCTGTTTATCAGTAAAAAGCTTGTGATATTTACCGAGTAATTCCAAAGCTTTTAAACTATCTTCATCTTTAGGAATTCGTTCAATCGTTACATCTTCTATAACCTCGCCACTCTGATTATCTATTTTCTTAAAAATAGTTACCTGCTTTTCTCTAAAGGCAAGTTTTGCAATTTCTTCTAACACCTCGTCGCCTTTTTCCCATCTTTTTTCTAAAATAGGCGTCGTACGCAGCTTCAAATATTTTGAAATTCCACTATTTTCCAATAAAAATTGGTCTGCATTCTTAGCGTATTTTTCGCTATAACCAGCTTTTATAGCAGCTTGGTAAGCATTGCCTTTGTTGATGATGTACTCATCGGCAAAGGCTCTTTGTCTTGGATTTAAACCGAATTCATCACGTTTACTCAATTTTCCATCACCTCCTTGCATAACAAAAAAGGGCAGACACTTCATAGGTGCCTCCCCCTCATTTCTTGATAATACTATAATAACACGTTGAAACTGCAGTGCACTGTCTCATTATGTTTTATTATGCCTTGATATGACTGTTTCTGTCAGCACTTTCAAGGTCCTTCTGCGCTGTCTTCTTCAATCTAAAGTAAGTTCGCTCGCTGACCCCCATTTCGTCCATCACTTCATACATCGACATCTTATCAATATATATGAGACTTAAAATAGTTCTGCTTGCAGTATCTTCTAGATTGTCAATCATATCTTGCAGTTCTCTGCGCTTTTGAATAGCTTCAACCGTCTTATTATCAATCTCATCAATCGAATCAAGCAATTCAGCATATACATCATCTTGTTTCCTGTTTAATCCACCTTTGATTTTATCAGCAGACCATCGAGGGCTTGAAAGCAGTGAAGCATTAAGTCTATCTCGCCTTCTAATCAAGCTTTGAATATATAAATCTAAATTCCTTAAATCTTTCAAAATAGTCTTAGCTCTGCTCACTTTCTTTCCTCCCGATATGATATAATAGATGTAACGTTTTTAATCATATCGAGCTTGCGTGTGCAGGCTCTTTTTTATTTAAAATACAGGCAGGCGCACGACCTGTAAGAATTACCATGATTCGCGCCTTGCATAATCACGATTCGCCGATAAATCGTTTTAGATTTATAGAAATAATATTAAGGAATACCTCTTTTCTCTTTTTAATTTCGGCTGCGCTGACAATTAACCAGATGAACTTATCAGCAAGTGTACTAATTTTGATTGGCTGGCTTAAAGCGTGTAAGAAGGAGTGCTTTAAACACCTCCAATATGAAAAATTATTTTCGGGTTATACCCATGGTCGGAATCGAACCGACCTGATACCGTTATGGGTTACCACCGTAGCTATCAGCGTAATACACAATCACTTGATTTTCTTCCAAGAGTTTAATTTGCACCTTAGCTTGTCTAAGCTCTGTTTTTAACTCTGTCATTTTGGACTTGCCTTCATGTTTACCAATGTCATAGCCAACAGCAATACACATAAACGCCGCAAGCATGACAATTAATCCAATCACTAAAACATCATTTTTCATCTCTCAACCTTTCTCACTTTAAAGCTGTATAAGCGTTTGGTACGATACTGCCATTTGAGATTATTCACTTTTTCAAGTGCTTCTTTGTAGGTGTCAAAGCGGTACGTCTCATCAACCATATTGTCAAAATACAACACTACTTCATACATGACTTACTCCTTTCGCTTGCTTATCTAACCATTCCCAGATAAGCTGAAACTGACCATTTACTAATTCATCATTTCCGTATTTTTCGCAAATTGCCACAATGGATTGATTCGCCCATTCCCAGTATTCAATCGTTCCAAAACCAAGTTCTTGTGACTTTTGATTACTAGCTTTCATCCAATTGGGAACTTCCGTTTGAAAGAAATCAATATAATCAATCTTCATGTTTAGCAACTCCTTTCAAACAGCAAAACTTTTCAGTAGACACTGTAAGCGACGTTTCTGCTTTGTTTTTTTGTCGGAAACAACATCCCAGCTATCTCTTGGCTTTCTAACTGCCTTAGCAGGTGATTCAACAGTGATAATCCCTTCAGCAATGTATTTTTTCAACCTAACATAAGGAATGTCAAAATATTCTGTTGCCTCTTTGTAGTAGCCAAAGAATTCTCTACCTGTTGCAACTTCAGTAAACACATTTCTGACATTGCCTGCACCATTTTCTTTCTTACCCACTACAGTAGCACTAGCACGTCCTGTGTGAATACGAGAATCAACAGCAGGTCTTGTCACACCTAAGTGAAACGCATACTCGTCACGCGTGCCTTCAAAAGTTTCACCTGTTTTAGAATCCTCAAATCTGTATATTTTAACTAACGCCACGACTCATGACCTCTTTCATTTTCTTGACGATATGTTTATCTTCTGGCAAGACTTCTCTGTGCAGCAATCGATTCGCTTTGTTTGGAGAAACATTCAACATCTTGCCGATTACGATATAGTTTTTTAAGTGTTCTTTGTGAGTCCACTCGATAAACTCATCCAACACTTCCAACGCATTTTCTGTGTGTTGTTCATAAAAGCCCACACAATGTTTTGCTTTTAATTTGTTTCCACCTTTGCTACTCATAATTTTTCTAACCTCACATAAATCCCTACTGTGTCAGCCCAAAATTTCTCAATCACTTCACTAGCTACACGCGAATCATTCACATAGAATCCTGTTCTTTCCATGCAATCCTTCAACAGCTTAACAAGATTATCCGTGTCTGGTTTCGTATGCTTGTATTGACCGTTAGTTGTTCCTTTTATTTTTGGAAACAACCATTTAGTAGTTAACCTCAACGGACCGTCCAACGGTTCATTTGGCGCATACGGTGCTAATTTGTCCATGAACATTGCTCGCGTTTCCTTTAGCTTTTCAGGCTCGTAAAACTGTGGCTTACCACGAACAACACGTACCTTTTTTTGCTGGTGAGTAACTGTTGGAATTTTTTTCATTGGGATAAAAAATTCAATCATCCCGCACTCCTCACATAAACAACGTTACTATCCAAAGGATTAGTAAAGTAGTAATGGGTGGTAAAAGCACTCTAAAACAAAGATCAACAAAACCTTCTACTTCAGAGTCACGTCCACTGCTGACAATAAAACTAACAAGGACATCTAAACCAACGGCTTGAATAATTGTAATTTTAGGGACTCCTGCAATTGTAGCTAAAATATTGTTCCAACCATAAGCAATAACAAATCCTGATAAAACAATGGCAATTGGAAACAGTACACATATGGCAATTATTGCTTCTGGCAAAGTATATTTATTTTTTTCCATCTATTCCTCTTTCCACTCCGCTTGTTGGTCACGTATTGTTAACTTAATTTGCAACCGCGCTGGGATATCATCAACATCAAAATCAACATTAACAATGTTTACATTAGCATCCATCATTACCTGAAAAATTTCTTTAATTGTAGTTTCCGTTGTAATCATTTTTACACCTCCTAGTCTTCGATTCCAGACCACACTCCAGTTTCTGAGTTATATTCAACATAACCTGCACTTTTCAGTTGTGCAAAAGTCCATTCTAACAAATCAGGTTGTTTCGAAATCCATTGAAGCACTTCTGAATTTTCAACAGAGTATTCTTTATTAGGTAACTTATGATAAAGTGGTGGCATACATTTTCCAACTTCTAATTTCTTAGACCTTACCTTTTTACTTCTAGCCATTTTTACCTTCTTTCATTTTTTACGTTTTTCATATACGCGCCTTTGTCAAAGATGAGACAAAGGATAAAGGGGCAGAGCTTACAGCCCCTTTTCCTTTTCTCTTTGACTTTTGACGAAGGAAAAACAATCCATTACGACTTTTAAGTCTATTGCTTTTCTTTTCCCGAAAAGAACTATTATTTTTCCAATTTTTCTAAAACTAGCAAGAAAAGAAAAGAACTAGTATTTTTCCGATTTGAGAAAAGAAAATAACAGGATTTTTCTTTGGAATTCTTCTAGTTATTTTCTTTCTTTTCCGTTTCTTGATTTGCAGAAATTTTAAACACAATTCCTTTTTTGACATCAAAACCATCATGTTCTTTGATGTAATTTTCTACGCTTTTGTTGGATTTTAAATCCAAGTATTCACGGATTTCTTGAACAGTTACTGGAGCTGTTCCATCAAATAAAGCGCTATACGCTGTTTCTAATTTTTGGTTTCGTTCCTTTAAATTCTGTTCTTTTGTTTTTCGTGATTCTTTCGCTTTTTGCCAAAGTGGTTTGCTGTCTTCCAACTGAATATCTGCAAGCACGCCTGTTGTATCCACACTGTGAACTGGATAGCTGAACCACATATTGACTGGTGGGAATTTTGCAAATTCACGAAGTGTCCCTTCAACACGCCATGCTGTTGCAATATTGATTGAATGTTCAACTTGCTGAATCTCATGTAGATATGGTTTTCTGACCATGATATCGTCTAACGCTTTATCAAAATGTTTGCTCATTTCTGCAACGCTATGCATATCATCAAGCGTGATTTCGTGCTGGTAGTAATCCAAGTTACGTTCTTTGATAGCACGTTTGAACACTTCACATTTTGCCTCATCAGTACGTTGTTTGATGATAGTTTCAGTCAAATCAAGTTCCACTAAATCAATAAGTGCGTCAGGGTCACGCGCAAACACCCCTGAACCACTGGCACGATCCATTGATTTCTTACCACCCTGTGCACCTTTACTGTGGTGGTGACAGTAGATGACTGAACAGCCTAATTCAGTAGCGACTTTATCGAACTGGTTTGTAAAGTGTGCCATTTGGTCCGCACTGTTTTCATCACCAGTCAACACTTTATAGATAGGGTCAATGATGACCGCTTGATAGTTCTTTTTAAGCGACCGTCTGATCAGTTTAGGCGCTAACTTGTCCATTGGGACAGTCTTACCACGCAAGTTCCAAACATCAATATTTTGAAGATTGTTTGCTGGAATTCCCATAGCTGCGTACACATCTTTGAAACGGTGCAGCGCTGATGGTCTATCTAATTCCAGATTGACATATAAGACACGTCCTTGTTCACATTGCCAACCAAGCCATTTAGCACCTTCAGCGATGGCAATGGATAGTTCAATCAATGCAAACGACTTACCAGCCTTAGATGGACCAGCGATTAGCATCTTGTGGCCCTGGCGCAAAATCCCATGAATAAGCTCAGGTGCTAGTTCTGGCATATCGTCCCAGCTGTCTAACAGTCCTTCAGGGTCTGGTAAATCATCGTTTAAGTCTTCAACCCATTGATACCACTCTTCGTAATTCGCCTTACCAATGTTAGTATCAATCAAAAACTGTTTACGTCCGTTACGTGTGACACCAGGCATGCGTGACAAACGGCTAGGATTGCGGTTCTGCGTATCGATATCAAGTCCATTCTTCTTACAGATTTGATAGATGTAATCAACACGTTTCCTGTACTCTTGATAATCACGCGCATCTACTTTCACGACTGCGTGCAGTGATTTCTTACCAGAATGGACAAGCGTTGCAATTGGTAACTCTAACTCTTTAAACAGTGCATATTGTTTGCCAATATCGAGCGTATCAGATTCAACTAAGGCATAACGATATTCAGTGACATTGTCATTTTTTACACCTTTACCGTCTAACGGATTGAATCGAATCCATGCACCTGCTTCTTCGTTGTAATCCCCAAAGACAGCACCAATGTCATCAGGCGTCTTTTGCAGCAACTGGATAAGTTCACCAGCTGTCCTGTCAAAATTTCCTTGTGTTGGTTTATAAATCGTGCCATTGTCTGTTTCAATTGGATAAGTTGCTGTTACGTAGCCAACTAAATCCGTTGAATCAAACAGCGTTTCAAGATACTTGATTAAATCTTGTGCAGGTTGCCAGTTCAATGGTTCTCTGATTTCTTTCGACTCAATCCAGTTTTTATCTACGATTTGATAATCACGATCAATCGTATCTTCCCAATCTAATTCGTGAGAATCACCACGATCATTTGAAGCAGGTTGCCAGCCATTATCTTTTGCTAATTGTGTGATTGTGGCTCCTGTTACAACACTACCTGCTTCTTCGTTGAAGGTTGTCCATTTCTTGAAGCATTCACCTTTTTTGTAACGTGTATCAGCTTGTGACCAATTATCCCAGTCCATTGCCGTATAGCCTTCGTGCTTTAAGGCCATACCGATTTGACACCATGTACTGTAATCCACCATGGCAGGATTGATATAATCCAGCAATGGTAGCAGGTCAAAATCTCTCTCTGCCATGTTTATCCTTTCTTATTCTGGTTTAAATTCCGCTGGTCGAATACCACGAGGAACACGCCAACCATTAGCTGCAATACGATTGATTAGATTACTTGCGCCGTCAAATGTCCACATACCAACATTTTTAAAACCGTAGCGTTCTAATAACCGAATTTGTTTAGGTGTTGTAAGTCCTTCTGTTTGACGTTTCTTAAGTCGGTCTAACAACTTGCTAGCTTTACCAAAGTTACCAATGTCATCTGTAAAGATGCCGAACTTCTCTAACGCTTTTAACTGCTTGTCTGTTGGTGGCGTCATCTCAATTCCAAAGGCTGGCACGTAGTCTGCTAAGTCTTCAGCTTGGATAGACATTTCAAATTGCAACGGGTCAACTAGTCGACGTTTGCGCTTACGCATTTCTGACAACTGCTTAGCAAGTGCTTCTTCACGTTCAGCCACAACGTCCTTGCTAGCTGTTTCTTCAGCTTCCAGCAATTCAAATTGTTGGTTAGTCTGTTCAGCCATGTTCTCAACCATCTTCTTAGCCACTTCAGGACTATCTGTGATTAAATGCGCTGGCCTACATAGCTCGTGACGTTCGGTGTGCCAAAGAAAATCTAAAATCAATAAATTATCTTTACCTTCTGCTAAGCGCGTGCCACGTCCAACCATTTGACTATACAGCGCCCTGACTTTAGTCGGTCTTAATACCACTACACAGTCAACACTTGGGCAGTCCCAGCCTTCAGTTAGTAGCATGGAATTGCAAAGAACATTGTACTTACCTTCGTCAAAATCAGCTAAGACCTCTGCACGGTCTTCTGACTCACCATTAACTTCAGCAGCTTTAAATCCTTTCTTGTTTAAGATGTCACGGAATTTCTTAGACGTTTTAACAAGTGGTAAAAACACAACTGTTTTACGGTCTGCACATTGTTTAACCATCTCATCTGCGATTTGTTCTAGATATGGGTCTAACGCTGTTCCAACTTCACTAGCCTTAAAATCACCAGCTTGTTGACTGACACTTGATAAGTCCAATGTCAGCGGTATAGTAACTGCTGTAATCTTTGATAAATAACCAGATTTGATTGCATCTACAATTGAATATTCATAAGCGAGGCTGTCAAAGAATTTACCTAAATTCTTTTTGTCTCCCCTGTCTGGCGTTGCTGTAACGCCTAACACATTAGCATCTTCAAAATGTTGCAATACTCGTTGGTAACCATCTGATATAGCGTGATGTGCTTCATCAATCACAATCGTGTCAAAATAATCTGGTGGGAATTGGCTAAGCCGTTTCTCACGTTGCATTGTTTGGACCGAACCAACAACAACACGGAACCATGAACCAATTGATGTGCTCTCTGCTTTCTCTAGTGCTGTTCCTAAGCCTGTAGCGGTTTTTAATTTATCGCTAGCTTGTTCTAAGAGTTCTGACCTATGTGCCAGGACGAGCACCCGCTCGCCTTTTCTCACACGGTCTTCGATAATCTTAGAAAATACGATAGTCTTACCACAACCCGTAGGAAGAACGAGCAATGTGCGTTTTATGCCCTCTTCCCACTCTTGCTGAACAGCTTCGCGGGCTTCTTCTTGATATTTTCTAAGTTTCATTAGCTACCTCTTAAAATTGCCCAGCTTGGAATCCTGCAGCTTGTTGAGGCGCTTGTGGTTGTTGTGGGTATTGTTGAGGTGCTGTTGGTTGCATTGGTTGTTGATATGTAGGCTGTTGTGGTTGACCTTGCACGTTTGCATTCAATACTTTAGTCCAATCAACTTCATCTGCGTAAATCATTGCTTTAATGTTGTCATATTCACGGTCAGCATATTGTCCAGTACCTTTACGTTTGTTAACTCGACAAACACCTTTAGCACCAACCACGTTGTTCCAATTCATGCGAAGTGGCTCACCGTGTTTCTTTTGACCAATAGAACCAAAGAATGCTGATAACATACCTTCAGTTGATGTGTGCAAGAATAGATTGTGTGTCAATTGTGCAATACCTTCTGCTGTTTCAATTTGAAGGGTAAGTGTTGCTTTATTACATGCTGGAAGTTTACCTGGATTTTGAGGATTCGGCGTGTGGCGTCCACGTTCAAGGTTAGTTACTGTGAATTGATAGTCACCAGGTGTGAGCTGTACGAATTCTTTTGCGTCTGTTACGATTTCATCATCCCATCCAAGTTCGTGATCAAAGTTATTGTTAAATTGTGTCATGTTAATGTTCCTCTTTCTGTTAATTATTAAAATGGTAAAATACGATTGTCTTTAATCATGCTAAAGACTTGTTCCCAAGCACCAATAAGCACGCCGTCGATAAATCCAGGGTCATACATCACTACTGGTGTATTTTCTGGATAGTAACCTTTTTGAGCCACTGCCTTTTGAACTTCAAGCTCTGTGACTTGGTTTTGAATCATCAAATCACGCAAAGCTTGTGGTAAAGCTAAGTTAGGTTCTTGGTAAGGCTGACGTTCTGGCGCAGGCTGTGTCAAGTTTTCAGGTACTTCTGGTTGAGCTTGTGGCGCTGGTTCAGCAGTTGATGTCTGTTCCTGTGCTGTTACCTGTGGAGCAGGTTCAGGCACTGTCTGTTGTGGTTGAGATGCAGGCTGTGTTTGTGCAGGCGCAGGTACTTGATTGAAGATGTGTGCAATGCCTGCATAATCAAACGGCATTTCCTCTGGTAAGTTGTGACGGTTCTTAGCATCCCAAGCTGGGTGGTGTTGCGTGTATAGAACACGTTGCCCACCAGTTGCTTTTTTCTTTTTGTTATCACCTGTCATGACGACTGTTTTGTAATTAGCGAACAAAACCATGTCAGCCCATTCTTTAACGAGCGGTGCAGTTTGTGAGCTTGTCTTTTTGCCAAGCTTAAGTTCCCAACGGTCATAAGATCCCATCTCGTCAGGCTGTTCAAACTTACGAATTTGGGCATGTGCAGTTAACACAATATTGATACCTAAATCTACAAGTTCTGATAAACTGTTCAAAAAACGTCCTAATTCTTCTTTAACGTAAACATAACCATTACCATAGCCAAAATCTTCAATACCTTTTTTCTGATGCAGTGCGCAGATATCATCTACTATTAAGCTTTCTGCCCAGTCGATTGTGTCAATAATAAGTGTCTTGCAGCAAGTAGGATTAGCTTTGACCCATGCAATTTCATTTTTTAGCATGGTATAGCTTGACGGTTTATTCAAGCGTGAAACGTCCATGTTGTCGGTTGAGCCTTCGGTGTCAATAAATACTACTCCTGGGAATTGTGATGCAAAGGTTGATTTACCAATACCTTCTGGACCATAGATGACTACTTTTTGGGCTCGTGCGCGTTTCCCTTTTGTGATTTGCATTAATCGTCACCTCCAAAAATATCATCTAGCGCATCAAATAGCATTTTAGCCTTACTTTGATTGTCAACCTTAATTTCTTCTGGTTCTTCACCGTCTAATGTTGTGAGCGTGTATTCTGCTTCAACTTTAAGCGGTTCTGCTCCAAATGCTTGTAACAAGCCTTCGTATTTTTCCTTATCTTCTTTGAAATTTTCTTCAGGAATAGAAAGCGCTGATTTAATTTCTTTGGTATAGCTAGCTGTAAATGCTAGTGCATCTTCGTTATTTTTATACTCGTTTAGAAAACGACCGTTTTCCTTATCACGAAAGACGATAAATTTTTCAGTTTGTTTCATTGTTAATTCTCCTTTTTAAAATGTTCCTGCTGTAAATGTTGGTTTTGCAACTGGTGCTTGATGCGCTTCGTTGACGACTGAATAACCGTCTTCGATTATCACAGCACATTCATCACCAGTTGACACTCTTGTGGCAATAGCTTGCAAACCTTCTTGTTCTAACCAAGTGCCGAACTGTTCAAGTGTGATTTGGTCCATTTGTTCTAGTTTGTCAATCAGAACAAAGTCACATTCTGGTTTGAGCTTGCGGACAATCGCAGTAGCCACCATGAGTTGCTGTGAACCGCTCATGTTATCCCACTCTTGACCTTGATATAGAAGCTTACCATCGTTAACTGATAACCCTTCAAGCGGCAAGTCTGCGCTGGTTAGCAAGTCTGCTTTTTGCTGACGAACAGCTTCAATTTTGATAGTTAATTGATTGTATTGTTCACGCTGTTGTTTAGCATCTTCTTCTGCTTTATCCTTGTCCAGGTTAGCGCGAACACGTCTGTTAGTTTCGTCAATACGTGCAATATTTTCTTCGATTTCAGCTGTTGACTCGTCGTGCAAATCCATAGCGTCAGTCTGTGCAATTTGTAAATCTTCTGTTAGTTGATCTAATTGCTGTTCAGCTACTCTAAGCTTCTTTTTTAGTTCATCAACTTCTTGTTGTTTGAAGTCATAGTTTTGTTGAATAACTGTCACATTTTGACGTTTACGAGCGTTCTCACCATTCTTAGCTAAGATAGCTTGTTGCTGTTGGATAAGTTCTGAAATGCTCACTAACTCTTTCGGTGCGTCTGGGTAGTATGGTTGTTCTTTTGCAAACTTCTCCTTTTGGTCAGCAATCACACCAATTGCATGACGCTGGTTGTAAATTTCCTTTTCTTTCAGCTCCAATTCAGCTAACTGGTCACCAACACCAATTATTTGAAGTAGTGTGTTAGCTTTATCTTTTGGCGTGCTGTCCATGAATTTAGGAAGATTGATAGCTAACTCTTCCACAAAACTATCTAACAGCTGTTGCCCTGCTTTTTGGCCATTTGGGTCCACTACTTTCAGTGCACTATTCTTACCTTTGCGTTCCACAATCAGCCCATTTGATAATGTCACTTTCAGCGTAGGCGGTACCATTGACCCTTCACGTACGGCTTGACTAGGCTTATACTTATTACCACCTAACGCCCAAGCAATACTATCCAGAACACTTGATTTACCTTGGTTATTATTCCCACCAATCACTGTTAAACCTGTTGCAGACGGTTCAATTTTGACGGCTTTAATACGCTTGACGTTTTCAATTTCTAGTTTATTGATTGTCACCATTTGTCATTGCCTTTCTAATTTCTAATTGGTCAATTTCATCAAGTTGATTAATACATTTTTCAAGGGTTGATTGTAAAATGTAGCCCTCTTCGATAATGATGTCTAATAAATTTGCTTTTGCTACAGTCTCAAAATAATGTTTAGTCAACTCATTATTTAGACGTCTATTTTCATCTCTCAAAAATGAGTTCTCATCAATGATTTCCTGCATCATGTGCATCACTCCATTTTCGACTATTGCTACGTGCTCGTTCTGTGAAGATGTGGTTTTTGTAATCTTCACTACGATAATAGCGAATGTCTTCATTGCGTCGTTTAAGTAATGTTAATGTAAGTACTTCAGTTAATCCTAAAATCGCTACTGCTACGATTAAATATGTCATGTTAAAACTCCTGTTTCTAATTTCATGTTCTTAAGCATTTCAGCTAATGTTTCTTTTTTTGATAAATATCTGTTACGTGATTTCCACTTTACGAACAGTGCAAAACCTTCATAATTGATGAAAACAATTTTATGCGTTGGATTGTCAATGTACCTGTTGAAATCTGGATGATCACGCATTTCTGCTGCCCACTGTTTTGCTACTGATTTAGTTAAACCCTCCCAGCGTTGCATGAGATGATCATAGTCGCCCCATTCAGCATCTTCGTTAACACCGACAGCCTTGTAAGTTATTTCGACCTTTGGCATAGCGTGCTCCTTTTAAATATGCTATAATTTAATTAAGTTAATTTTTGTTAGTGACTGATTGCTGTCAGTCGCTTTTTTTGTGTCAAAAAAATGGTTTCATCTTCTACTCCTTTCTATTGTCTACTGCTCTCAACTAGCAGTTATAGCCCTAGCAAGTCTCTGAATAATGTCATGTATTTTTGGAGGAAATACATAATTTTTGATAGATATTTATATAGGAGACCATGAATGAATTAAACCGCGTAAAAATAATATAATAAGGATAATAACTTGCTAGAGCTGTAACTACTAGCTGAGAGATAGTTTTTAATTTTAATCAATTTTGTAATCTTCAATAACTCGTAAGATAAATTGATTAGCTTTCAGGCCACGAGTTGAGCCACTTAAAATATTAGTAACTTCTTGTCGACTCATGCCATATGCAGCTGCTAAAGCTGCTTTTTTGATATTGTTTTCTTTTAAGAAGTCACAAATTTTTTTGCGTCCGTTTGCAATATCAGGCAT